TGAGGTTTTGCAAAACTCAAACTTTAGTCAAGAGGTTCACGAATCATTTATGGACCTTGCCGTTGGGACAGGTGTGCTATGCGTTGAGGAAGGAGATTCAATTAACCCAGTGAATTTCCGAGCGATCCCCCTCCCTCAAGTTGTTTTAGACACTGGTCCTAACGGTGAAATAGATCACATCTTCAGAGAAAGAAAAAACATTCGTTTTGATGATTTAAAGCTTTTATATCCTGATAGAGAGTTTGATCAAAAAGTTCAAAACAATATGGGATCAGATAAAGAAACAACTGTTCTTGAAATTGTTTGTAGAGATTACAGTAAGAAGAATCAGGATTCTTTTTATCATTATGCTATCTGCATGAAAACTGATACTCTTTTGCATGAAAAAAGTATGAGTGGTGTAGGCTCAAACCCATTTGTCTGTTTTAGATGGAGTCCTTCATCTGGCGAAGTTTACGGCAGAGGTCCATTAATAAACGCATTAGCAGCGATTAAAACTTGTAATATAACTGTTGAAATGATTTTAGAAAATGCTCAGATGGCAATGTCTGGAATTTATCAAATGGAAGATGATGGCGTTGTAAATCCAGATACAATAAATCTTGTTCCAGGAACTATAATACCTAAAGCTATGGGATCAGCAGGTTTAACACCAATTACTCCAGCAGGTAACTTTAATGTTTCTCAGCTTATTCTTTCTGAAATGAGAACAAATATTAAAGAAGCATTGTATAATCAAATGTTAGGCGACCCTAACAAGACACCTGCGTCAGCAACTGAAGTAGCTGAAAGAATGGCAGATTTATCTAGGCGTATGGGTGCAGCATTTGGAAGACTACAAGCTGAATTAGTTCAACCTGTTTTACAAAGAGTAATTTATATTCTTAAAAAACAAGGGCGTATTGAAATACCAACTGTAAATGGAAGGGAAGTAAAGATAAGATCTGTTTCTCCATTAGCGCAAGCACAAAACAATCAAGACATAGCTACTGTAGGTCGTTTTTTAGAAATGGTTCAAACTACCTTTGGTCCACAACTTACCCCTGTTATTATTAACCCAGAAGAAGTTGCTGTCTACTTAGCTAAAAAGTTTAGTGTTCCTGATAGTTTAGTAAGAGATGAAGAGCAAAGAAAACAAATAACCGAGATGATGCAGCAAATAGCTGCACAGGAACAGCAAAGTCAAATGGAAGAGCAGGGAGGGCAAGTTGCAAACTAAAAAACTACCGTCTTTAGGGATAGATGGGGTTCAACGAAATGAGCAAACAGAACGGCAGATAAGTCAAAATGTTGCCGAAGTATTTAAAACACCAACTGGTGCAGAGGTAATTAAATATTTAAGATCAATAACTATTGAATTGGTTCATGGCCCTAATGTTTCTACAGAACAATTACGTCATATCGAGGGGCAAAGATATATTGTTGGCCTCCTCGAACAAAGGATTCAACATGCACATAGGAGTAAAAACAAATGAGTACGGAAGAAGCAGTTGAAGTAGCAGAAGCTGATGGAAGAGATTTTGTAACAGAAGCTGATGTGCAAACAGCAGAAACAACAAGTGATCGACCAGAATGGTTGCCAGAAAAATATAACTCTGGTGAGGATTTAGCTAAGGCTTATAAAGAACTTGAGTCTAAGCTAGGCACTAAAGAAGAAGATATTCGTAATAGTATTATAGAAGAAATACAAAACGAAGCTTTTAGTCAAAGGCCCGAAACTGTTGGTGATTATCAGATACCAGAAAATGTTGATTCTGAATCTGCTACCGATAATGAATTGTTTCAATGGTGGGCTAATCATTCCTTTGAGAATGGTTTTAGTCAGGAAGAATTTGAAAAAGGTATAAATGTTTATGCTGAAGCAATGATGAAAAATGTTCCTGATATAGATGCAGAAGAGGCTAAACTTGGGGATAATGCTAATGCTAGAGTAGAAGCGGCCTCAATGTTTGCTCATAAAATGTTTTCAGAAGAACAGTTGCCAGCAATAGAAAGGTTATTTCAAACTGCTGATGGTGTAATGGTTATGGAAACTATTATGGAGAAAATGAAAGATGGTTCGTTTTCTGATAGCGGTCAACCTACGGCTGGTCCAACTGAGCAAGAATTGAGGGAGATGATGAATGACCCAAGATACTGGAAAGACAGAGACCCACACTTTATTAAACAAGTCACAGAAGGATATCAACAGATCTACAAGTGAGCCGAGAATAATTAGGCGAGGAGATTATTACCTTACCTGTTTACACTCTTATCACATTGAAGAGATTGAAAATAATCTTTCTAAAGAAAATAGGCGAGAGCTAATATTATTAGGTTATCCCTCAATAAATGAGGCATTAACTAAGATGTATCACGAAGCTCAAGCATATGTAGTTAAAAGAGAAGGCGGCCCGATCATTATGACAGGCGGCCTTTTCTTTAATGAAGACCAAGATACTCCTCAAATGTTTGCAATGTTTTCTGAAAAAGCTTTTGATAACTATGTGCTTCTTGCAAGGGGATCTAAAATGCTTCTTGAGTATCTAACTGGCTATCATCCTAGAGTAAGCATGACTATTCTTGGCGATTATGAGGGCATGATTAAGTGGGCAACATGGCTTGGTTTTGAAACTGTTGGCGTTTTTACAGTTGGTGAAAATAAGTATTATGAATTTATTTATTGTAATTTAGATAAAAATTGTGTTTATGATGAACCACAACGACCCGTAATACACTGATTGGCCCGAAAGGATACCCAAGCTGAAGTCGAAAAACGGACACTCGTGGTAACCAGAAACTTCAATTTAGGACTGAAAAAATGGCTAATACAATCGATCAAGCCTTTATCAAACAGTTCGAGACAGAAGTACACATGGCGTATCAGCGTATGGGTTCCAAGTTACGGAACACAGTGCGTACTACCAATGTTACTGGCTCGACTGCGAGATTCCAAGTAATTGGAAAAGGCACAGCAAATACAAAATCCAGAAATGGTAATGTAACTCCAATGGAGCTTGCACACACTAACGTAGAAGTCACTATGGCTGACTACTATGCACCAGAGTATATTGACAAACTTGACGAGTTGAAAATTAATATCAACGAGCGTCAAGCTGTTGCTCAATCTGCTGCTGCTGCTTTGGGTCGTAAAACTGACGAGATTATTACAACAGCAATGGATGCTGGTGCTAACTCAACTCAGCTTCACGATACATCATCTGCTGTTGAAAAAGCAGATCTATTGTCAACTTTTGAAACAATGGGCAACGCAGATCTTCCAGAAGACGGACAGCGTTATATCGCAATGTCTCCTGCTGGGTTTGCTGATTTGTTTGCTATAAACGAATTTGCTTCAAGTGACTTTGTTGGTGATCAAAACTTACCTTTTGCTGGCGGCATGACAATGAAAGAGTTCTTGGGCTTCAAGATCTTTTCAACATCTGCTGTAGCTGGTGGTAAGAACTTTGTTTATCACACAACTGCTATTGGGCTTGGAATTAACTCTGATGTAACAACAGAAGTTAATTACATTGCTGAAAAAGTTTCACACTTAACCACATCTATGATGTCTATGGGTTCCGTCGTTATTGATAGCGAAGGTGTCTATGAACTATTAGATAATAACTAGGAGGGTTAGAATATGGCTTATAGCGCAAGTGGACTAACTCGTTTGGCTGGTGGTTCTGGTGTTTCACTATGGCACTACACCACGACAGATGCTGCGGCAACTGTAGACGCGGCAAATTATTTTAATGATTCAGCTTCTATGTTTAAAGTAAATGACATAATTTTAGCTGTTACAGCATCAGGTGGTACACCTGTTATTAAAATACTTTATGTTAATGCGGCTACAGCTACTGCGGTAGATGTTACTGATGGTACTACCGTCAGCGCGACAGACTCAAGATAAGGGGATGGGGGCTTCGGCCCCCAACTTTCTATGCCAACAGTTGCAGATACAGCTATTAAAATATGCTCAAGGGCTTCTATTCTTATTGGTGGCAATGAGATACAATCATTTACTGATGGAACAACAGAATCAGAAGTAGCAAACGCAGTTTATGAAGACATTGTAAGAACGGCATTAACTAATACAAGATGGCGTTTTGCTTCAGACCAAGCAGTATTGAATAGATTAACAAGTGAACCAACAGGTCGATGGGAAGCTGCTTACCAATTACCTACTTCTTCACTTATGGTTCACGCTTTAACAGTTAATGATAATGTAATTAAATATAATACTTATGGTGATAAAGTATTTTGCAACGCTGCATCAGCAGATGAAGTTGTTGCTGATTATAATTACAGAGCATTAGAAAATGATTTTCCGTCATATTTTACTATTGCCTTACAGCACATGATTGCAGGAGCTTTTGCCATCTCTTTAGCTAGAGATGCTCAACTTGCAGAACTTATGGAGCAAAAAGCAATGATGTATATGGCTCAGGCAAGAAGACTAGACTCACAACAACAAACAACTATAAAGTTGAATACATCACGATTGATTGCACAAAGGCGTAGTTAATGCAAAAAGTAAGAGTTGCACAAAACAGCTTTCAGTATGGTGAAGCGAGTGCTTCTCTAACAATGCGTACAGACAGTCCTGTTTATGCAGGGTCAGCGCAATCATTACAAAACATGGTAGTAATGGCTGAAGGCGGTGTTAAAAAACGATACGGCATGAAGCATATATATGATTATTCTTTAACATATAATTCTTCGTATCCAGAGCAATCACATCTTATGCCGTTTATTTTTGATAATAACGAAGAATATATTATTTCTGTAGAGCATCAAAAAGTAAGATGTTTTCGAGTTGTTGACGCTACTACTATTACTTTGGTTACAACAATTACTGCTGATACAAGCAGCAATGCTTTACCATTTGATAGAGACTACTTACAGCAATATACATTTGCTCAATCTGGCGATGTAATGTGGATATGCCATCCATTGTTTATGCCAAGATTATTAATTAGAACAAGCTTAACTGCTTTTGAGGTGCAAACATATTCTTTTGATGTTCGACAGGATGCTAAGAAAACCTTTCAACCATACAGCAGTTTTCACGATAGAAGCATACAATTAACAGCAAGCAGTTTTACTAGCAGCGTTACTTTAACCGCAAGTGCGGCTTATTTTACATCAGCCCATGTTGGAACAAAAGTAAGGTATCAGGGAAACGAAATTAATATAACTGGTTTTTCATCCTCAACAGTAGTTACTGGAACTATTGTTGATTCATTAACTATTAACCTGTCCGTCTTAAATCCAATAAGAACAAGAGAGGGGTCAAATGTTTTTGAAGTAACGCATATTAATCATGGGTTTGGTGGTACTGAGTCTATTCAAGTTGATACTGCGGCAGCAACTGGTGGAATTTCTTCATCAAATTTGCAAGGAACAAGAACAGTTGGAACTATAATTGATGAAAATACCTACACTTTAACAGCAGGTGCAGCAGCTACTTCTTCAGAGGATGGTGGCGGTAGGGTTATTATTCAAGCGGCTGCTTCAACAAATGAATGGGATGAACAAGCTTTTTCTGCTGTAAGGGGGTATCCTGCTGCTGTATCTTTTCACGAAAACAGGTTAGTTTTTGGTGGGACTCTTGCTGAACCAGATACGCTTTTTATGTCTAAGATTGGTGAGTATTTTAATCACGATGTAGATGAAGGTGCTGATACTGATGCTATTGTTTTAACTGCTGCAACTGGCAGAGTAAATGAAATACGATATTTAGTTTCTAATAGGGATCTACAAGTATTTACTAATACTGGTGAACTCTATGTTCCCACTTATTTAAATCAGGCAACAACACCAACTAATGCACAAATAAGACAGCAAACACCTTATGGCACTTCATTCGTAACTCCAGTGTCTGTTGATGGTGCAACTATATTTGCTCAGTCAAAT